TAATATTATAAAAAATAAATATTATAAAAAATAAATATTATAAAAAAAAAATATTATAAAAAAATATTATAAAAAAATAAATATTATAAAAAAATAAATATTATAAAAAAATATTATAAAAAATAAATATTATAAAAAATAAATATTATAAAAAATAAATATTTAATAGTAATTAAATATTTAATTAATTAAATATTATTGAAAATTTTTTATTGTTTATTTTATATAAAATGACAGTTATGAAGAAGTTTACAAAAGGGGTTAGAATAGAGTACGTTCTAGGAACTATTGCTTTAGTTGTGGCTGGTTTAGCTTTATATAAATATTCTGAAGAAAAAAATATGTTCCAATCACCAATGACACAAGGACCATCCAGTTTAGGATTTTCAGATGTTATGAATGGTAGTGTTCCAAACGAAGCAAGTCAGCAAATGTTTAATGGAGGACAAAATACAACTACTCCAGGCATTGCTGTTTCGTCTGGTAGCGGTATGTTGAATAGACCTGTCTCTAATCCGTCTGACTTATTACCAAGCGATATGAATAATTCTTGGGCTAACTTAAATCCTGTTGGAAATGCTGATTTAAGAAATATAAATTTATTAAATCCTACTCAACTAACCGGAATTAATACACAAGGTTCAAGTTTAAGAAACCCCAATCTACAATTAAGATCTGAACCTCCAAACCCAAGAACCAATACTAATTGCCCTTGGAATATTTCTACAATTGAAGCCGATCAATTTAGAAAAACATTAGAAATAGGTTCTTAGACCAGATTCGTAAAAACGTGATAGTTTTATTAAATTTCGTAAATTTTATTATAAAATTTAATATTAATATTAATGAGTACAATGTTTACTAATAACATATTTAATATTGTTTTAGTAATATTTGTTGTAATAATTGCTTGTAAATTATATTTTGATAGCGATACTTATAATTTAAGATGTATTATATCTGATGTTAATGGTAATAAATATTGCGTTCGCGATAGAAATAAATTAGAATTGGCAGCTGATAGGTTAGCCCATGTAAATAATAATCTAAATAAATTAGTAAATCATTTGGCAAAAAAATATCCAGACAAAGAAAATGTTAAAAGACTTGTAGCCGGGTATAATCCAAAGAAAATATATGAAACTTTACCCACAAGCGAATATACAGCCTACAGTGAAAATAAGGGTGAAAAACTGGCATTTTGTTTAGATACTGAAAAAAACAGCAAAGGACGTTTAATTGATATAAATACATTAATGTATGTAGCATTACATGAAGTTAGTCATATTGCTACGAAGTCAATTGGTCATAATGATGAATTTTGGAATAATTTTAAATTTATGATTACAGAAGCAAAAGAAATAAATATTTATAATCCTATTGATTATAAAAAAGAACCAGCGCGTTATTGCGGTATGACTATAAGCGACAATCCATATTATGATGTCAAATAGATAGATTACTATTACTAGTTTTTCCGCAATTATTTATAAAAATTTATAAATAATATCATAAATATTATAATTAATATTTGTGTCTTTAGTTTTTATTATATTTTTACTATAAAAATATAGATTGTAATTTTTTGTATAGTCTTCTAACTTAGGAAAATAACTAGTGCAAATAAACTCTTTTTCTATATAAGTTATTATTATTTCATTAATCTTGAAAATTGTGTTTTTATTAATTAAATTAGTTAAAAACAACTTGTATATTTGCTCTCCACCAATGACCCATACTTCATCATACTTTTTCGACTTTACAAAAAATTCTAGTTTTGACAAAGTATCGAATGTTTTAACAATATTTTTATTATTAGTTTTATCAATATTGAGAGATTTAGACAAAATCAAATTATCTCTATTGGCTAATCCATTAATATTATTTAAACTCTCATAAGTTTTTCGCCCCATAATAATAGCATTATTCTTGTTTCCAGTTGTTAGTCTTTTAAATTTTGCCATATCTTCTTTAATATCCCATAATAATGTATTGTCTTTGCCGATTCCATTATTTTTACAATAGGCAACAATAATATTTACAATCATATTTATATAAAATTATAGTCTATTATTTATATAAATGTCAAATATATTTAAATTTTATATTAATAATAATAACCAGTTTAATAAAGTATATTTATTTATTAAAAATAAATACTTAACAAGTCAATTAACATTGCCTAGTATTCAAGAATTAAACGCTAATTATAGCGAACCTTCTGTTTTCTTAAAAAGTAGTATATATGAAAAATATTTTAGTAATGGCGTTGATTTTAATGAAAATGATTTACTATATATAAATACTTTTAGCAGTAAACTTATTTTTGTTGATAATGTTATAAATAGTGATGACACTATAGAAACAATAAAATTAAAATTTATTAAGACTATAAATGACACTGTTAATGAAGATGAAAAGATTTGTTTTGAAGAAATATATATGTATGGACTAGCGCCGTCAATATTAAATAAACTTGATTTGTTTAATAATTTAACAAATAATAATAAAACAGATTTAACACGTAAAATGTTAATAAATTACTTTAAAAATATATATCAAGGTTATACTATATTAAACAGTTTAGAAATTAAAGAAATATATAGTTATGAGGATATTACTAATATTAAAATTACCAACATAAATGAGTATAAATCTATAGGTCAAAGTTTTATAAAGTATTATGAAAACTTTATTGTTAATCCTTATAATTACGAAAAGAGTTTAACAAAACAATCAAGTGATTTAATAACACTAAATAATTATAATATGTTATTTGAATACAATGTGTCAAATACAATATATGTATGTTTGGCAAGCAATTTCTTTAAATTAGAGCATAACATTACCGATGATGAATTATTAATTAAAATATATTTTAAATCATTATATTCCAAAAATATTATTAACATAAAAGATTTTATTACACAAAAAACAGAGTTAATTAAAAAAACCAATGAATCATGTAATGACGAACATTTTAAAAATAAAAATGAGTTTTTATTTTTATTACAAACAATTCAGACTAACTCCAGTGGTTTAAAATATGAAAATAATGGAATCAAATATATTAATGTAAATATTCACAGCACTATTAATTCGAATATTTCATTAGAAACAATATTCAAATTATTTAATAGCAGTGAACTATATCCATTTATTAAATATAATCCAGGAAAAAAATTAGAAAATTTGTACCGTCTTTATTGTGCTAAAGCAAATAATAAAAAAAAAATACCAATGCTTAGTAGAACATTAATATTAAAGTATGCGAAATTCTTAGGTAAAGCACATACTATAACATTTTATGTCAATTCTAATGATGAATTATTCGTATCTAATGTTAATGAATTTCTAATTGAATTAGAAGATAGTGGTATTATTAATGTTAAAATAGACTTTAAAAATATTATAAGTATTGAAAATATAAATATTTTAATAGCTAATAATGTGAATACATTAATTAATTTTATCAAAAGTTTAATTGTTAATAACACTATTGAAGTATTTGACAAATTAACGGATATAAATATCGAAATAAACTCAATCAACTATGTTTCTAATATTAATATTAAAGGAACACTTAGTTTAAAAAATATAACTAATTGTATGAGTTTTTTATTCAACGTTATTAAAAATGACGCTAAAGAAATAGTAATGCGTTATAAACATGTATCAAATTTTAGTATAATGAATTCGGAAGAATCATTTATAATTGAACTTATTAAACAAAAATTTACAGAAACAGAAATATTAAACAAACTAGAAGAAAATTATAAATTATCATATGATGAATCGCGCTCAAAGTTAATAAGTGTTATTAACTCTTTGAAACTTGTTCAAAATTCATTTAATTATAAAAAACTAACTATTAAAAATAATCCTGGATTTTTAACAACATTTAAAAAAACAACTTCACACAATCTCTCGATTGTTATAGAAAATATTGATGCTATTAATTATTTAAAAAACATAATTGTATATATTGATTCAATTATTAAAATTATATTTAATCAACTAACAGATACTTCATTAGAAAAAACTATTAAAAATATATGTAAGAAAGTTTTACCAAAAGAAGAAGTTGAAAAAAAAATACACCTAACAGACACAGAAGAAAATAGAGAGATTACTAAAAATATAGCTCATTTGTTAGAAAATGACGCTCAAGATGAAAGCGAAATAACTTCAATGAATAATGACTTATTAAATATATTATTAGACGACGACTACGAAGAAGAAGACAAAGAAGAAGAAGACAAAGAGGAAGAGGAAGAAGCAGAAGAAGACAAAGAGGAAGAGGAAGAAGAAGAAGCAGAAGAAGACAAAGAAATAGAAGACAAAGAAATAGAAGACAAAGAAATAGAAGACAAAACAGAAACTATTAGTGAAATCATTCGAGATTCTGTATCGCTAGACAAAAAAATGAATATAGAGGAAGAAACTATAAAAGAAAAAAAAATAGATGATCCAAAAAAAGGAGAAGATGACGAAGAAGGTTTCAAAGAATTCTCAGAAAAAAGTAATCCAATATTAAAACGATTAATAAATAAAGAACCAACACTATTTAGTACAGATAAAAATAAATTTTATACCGAATACTCCAGGTTATGTCAAGCAAACATAAAAAAACAACCTGTTATATTAACACAAGAAGAGAAAGACATTATTGATGAAAAAGATAGACAAAATGATGGAATAAAATCATATACAGAAAGTTTCAAGTACGGAACAAAAGAAGGAAACACTTATCACTATATATGTCCTAGATACTGGGATTTAGAAAAAAATATTAGTTTATCACACGAAGAAGTACTAAGCGACAAATATGGAAAAGTTATTACAAAAAAAAATAAAGATGGAACTTATGATGGAAATATAATGGAATTTACAGATACAAAACATCATATTGATGAAAAAGGAAATTATATAAATCATGTACCGGGTTTTTTAGATGATAAACATAATAGAAATGGTTTTTGCTTACCTTGTTGCTTTAATAATAAATTATGGAATAAACCGCAACAACAACAACGACGCAGCAAATGTTTAAATTCTGATTATAAAATAAACGATGAACAAAAGAAAGAAAATTTCAATTACGTTAAGGGACCGGACAAATTTCCACTAGAAAAAAACAAATTAGGGTTTCTTCCAATAAGCATTCAAAAATTATTACAATTTGATAATTTAGACTGTGTAACAAAGCAAACACCTAACTTATTAAAAACTAATCATAAATGTTTATTGCGTTATGGGGTAGAAAATAGTAGCAATCAATCATTTATAGGATGCATTGCCGATTTATATGAATCATTAATATTAAAAAACAAAAAATCTATAAGTATTGGTGAAATGAAAAACATTATTAAAAATAGTATTAATATTGATAAGTTTATAAAGTATAATAATGGTAATTTGCCACATATTTTTATTTCTAAAAATTTTAACGAAGTTGTTGCTACAATAAGTATTAGTAAATATGAATCCAGTAATTTTTATCAAAAAGTTATAAAATCACCCAGCGAAGGTTCAAGTTATGAAAATATTGATAAAATTATATTATTTAAAAAAATAATTAATGGTTTTGAAAATTTTTTACGCTATTTAGAAAGTAATTTAACAATTGATTATACTTATTTATGGGATGTTATTTGTAAAAAGAATCCATTGCTTTTTCCAGATGGATTAAATTTAATTATTTTAGATATTACAATTGAAGATATAACAGACAATATTAAAATTATATGCCCCAAACAAAATTACAGCGATGAATTTTTAGATATAAAGAAAAAATGTTTATTATTAATTAAAAAAGATGATAATTTTGAACCTATTTATTTAATAAACAATACAATAAATAATTATGATTTTACAAAAATATTTCCTTTTGCCAATAATAAAGAAGATAGTAGTCTTAAAAATTTTAAACTTATTTTAAATAAAATTAGAAAAGCAATAACTATTAATTGTATTCATAAAATAGATACAAAAAAATACAATAGTTCAATTTATAATTTTAAAACCAACATTTCATTAGACGCTATAATTAATATACTAATAAAATTAAAATACGAAATTATTAATCAAATTATTGATTACAATAATAAAGTTATTGGTATAACAATAACTAAAGAAAATGAAATGGGGTTTACTGAAAAAGGATTTATTCCATGTTATCCATCGGGATTATCCAGCACTCATGAAGAAATTCCATACAAACTAATAGATGAAATTAGTACAAATGAGTACAACGATTATATTAATACTAAAGAATTATTACAAAAAATATACAAATTAAGTGAATATAAAATTATATGTAAGCCTGAATATAAAGTCCTCGAAGAAGGCGCAGTAGTTGGTATTCTTACTTTGGGTAATCAATTTGTTAGATTAAGTAATCCAGAGCAAAATAATGAGGACGAGTTAATAAAAATAGAAAACAAAGATTATGTTTTTGTTGATAAAGAAATACAAACTAAGTATAATAAAACTAATACTAGAAATGATTTAATAACCAATATTAAATTAGAAACATTATTTTATAATAATTTTAAAAATACATTTAAAAAAATATTAAATATTGACATAAATAATAAAAAGAAAAATGAACTATTACGAATAATAAATAACAATTCAATGTTATATTTAGATAAACTTTCAAATATTTATGACATATTGAATACCTTAGGAAGTAATTATATTATATTTTCAGAAAACATGCTGCCTATTTTAACTAATATTAAAATGTCTTCTTGTTTTGATGATGAGAAATGTCCAAATATAATTTGTAAAAAAGTAAATAGTACTTGTTCATTAATAATACCGAAAAAAAATTTAATTAATAATGAAAAAAACGAAGAATTATATTATACTCGATTATCAGATGAATTTGTTAGATATAATAAATTTAGAAATTTTATTTTTGAAAACAACCATGTACATAGTTATGGTTCGCTAGAATATAATATTTTAAGTAATGAACTATTATTATTTCAATCATCATTAACGCAAGATTTTTTTAAAGACCTACCTTCTACAAATAAAGAGAATGGTTTTTTTGACACATTCGATACGTTTGATACATTGGGGTATATGAATACGGACAAACTTTTAAATTTAAAAACTTATAAAAAAGAAAAAGGAGAGAAAATGGTAATAGAAATTCCGACTACACTAGATACAGAAATTATTACACAAAACAAATTGTTTCAGCAAGAACCTGGTCAATTTAAAACAATAAATGAATTAAAAAAATATGATGCTAAACCAGAGAAAGATATAACTAAAGATGAAACTAAAGATATAACTAAAGATATAACTAAAGATATAACTAAAGATATAACTAAAGATAAAGACGAAGATGAAGACGAAGATGAAGACGAAGATGGAATTTCTCAAGAAACTGAAGAAATAGAATTAGACAAAAACATAAAACTATTGACTAATTATATGGATAAAAACCATTATTGTGTTTTTTATAAAAATATAATAACAGAAGATATTAGGAAAAATTTTAACACTACAATACATCAATTAAAATATTCATTAGAGGATAATATTTGTTCTTTTCAATTAATTTTAATAATTATAAAATATTATAACTCAAAACAGCATATTAATTTAACTATTGAAGACTTGAAAAAAAAACTTATTAGTTTATATCAAAATAATAGTAATTTTGAGTCCTTATGTTATATTTTATTAAAAAATAATAAAAAAATGATTCTTGAAAAAGTTATAAATAAAACATTAACCATTGAAGAATGTATTCTAAGTAATGAATACTATGTTACATATGTTGATATATATATACTATCAAAAGAATATGATTTGCCTATAATATTATTATGTAATACTATTATTGATAAAACTATTACAAGTGAAAATTATATTATATTTAATTTAAATAGATTAAATAAGGATTATTTTTTCATAAAAAATCGTAGTCTATATGATAGAAAAAAAATACATAATTATAAGTTAATTATTAATTCTTCATCTGTTGTTTTTAATATAGATACAGATTTACAATATACTTCTGATGACTTACAAAGTAAATTACAAAATACTGTTGAAAATTTTGAAGATGTTTTAGGTAATTACATAAATAATTATAGCTTACACGGAAAAAAAATAAAACAAAAATTACAAAAAGAACAAGAACAACAACAACAAGAACAACAAGAACAACAAGAACAACAACAACAACAACAACAACAACAACAAGAACAACAAGAACAACAAGAACAACAAGAACAACAACAAGAACAACAAGAAACTAGTAAAACAAAAAAATCAAAACGTTGTCCAAATGGAACGCGTAAAAATAAAAAAACTGGATTGTGTGAAAAAATTTGATACAATTATGTAAGTTATGTTTTTTAACAATTATATTAATTAATTATTATTAATTATATTAATTAATTATTATAATTATATTAATTAATTAATTTTGCGGTAGCAACTATTTAAAAATCTAATTCATAATCATTACTTGTTCCATTATTAATATTTTTAATAGACGCCACGCTCGATTCAATTAACAAACTATTTGTGCTACACTCATTATTTGTTTCGCTGCTTATTTGATTTAACAATGATTGCTCGTCGCTGCCAATATTTTCTTCTACGGTTGGTGCTTGTGGTTTAATAGACATTAAGAATTCATTATCAATTAATACTTTAAAACAATTAGTTCCATAATATCCTTGTTGCCCGCACATAATGTTTGCCGATACACCTTTCATGTTGTCTAATTCGCCATGTTTGGCTGCTTTTAAAAACATCTCAGGTGTTTCTTCAAAAGACGCCTTAGCAATTGCTCCAATATCATCATTATTAATACCATGGCGGAAAATTGAAACCATTTTATCATTACATGTCATTCTATCGGCTAACATAATTAAATGATGATAATTAATATATGTACTATCAAACTCAATAACTTCTGAAAATTCATCAAATATGCTTTGACGCGCTGCCTCAATACCAAATGTATTATAAATTTCTATAATATGATTTGAAATAGTTCGTGTTTTATCTACAAAATCTAGGGCCAAAATATCTAATAAATTGCTGCCTAATGTATCTAATACCCATAAATCTTTCTTAATATATTTTGTATCATTTTCCTCAAAGTTATCACTAATTTTGCGCAATGTTACTTTGTCAATATTTTTTACTCCACGTAAAATAAGATTATCTAGTAATTCTTCTTGTAAGTTTCTTAATAAATATATTTCATCACTTTGGTCTAATGACTCTACAACATTTTTATTCTTCTTTTTCTTTAATAATTGAAGATTTTTATTAATGCGAATTCTAAAAATTAATTTTTCCGAGTTATAATCAGTATACATACAAGTCAAATTGTTATAACTATTCATTAACGCAAAATGAAGGTCGTCCATTGAAATATTTTTATCTAACATTTCTATTTTATTCATATACATTCTAATAATCCATTTTGATTTGTCTTTGCTACTATCATAACTAGAATTACAATCATCTAATAATTTTTCAAATTCATTATATTCTTTCATTAAATCAACATCTTCGCTCATTAATGTATTTAAATCGTCAGGGTCAAAGCAAATCTCTATAGACTCAACAAGCGTTCTTAATTTAGTATTCTCAATTTTAGAAATATATTCTTTTGCTTTATTTTGGTCATAACAAGACAACTTATTTAAGTAAATTGTGCATGATAGACTCTTTGGATTATCACTTAGTGATAATATTTCTTCAATACGAGGAACACCACGAGTAACATTAGATTTTGAAGCTACACCAGCAAAATGAAATGTATTTAATGTTAATTGTGTTGTCGGTTCGCCAATACTTTGTGCCGCAATCATACCAACCATTTCTCCTGGCGCTACAAGTGCTTTCTTATACGCATTATTAATTATTGTTATTAAAATCTCAAGTGATTTACGAGTCAATCGTTTGTGCATCAATAATTCTTTTGGACTTAAATAATAATAGTATAATACTTTAAATAGTTCATTTGGCTTACAATAGTTTAATAAATTTAATTTTTCAAAATTAGTCTCAATAATTTCAAATACCTCTAATGGTGTAATATCTATGATTACATTTTCTTCTTGATTACCAGCAATATTATTAATAATATGTGTAAATGATACTGGCACATTTACAGATGGTTTATAAAGACGATTAAATATTTTTGCGATTACCTCAGCGCGTGCTTTAAGTATAAAATCAATATAATATTTACACTTTTTATCTAATTCGGTTTTTTGCCTTTTAAATTTACTATAGGCTTGCTTTGTATATAATGTTCCATAAAGCGAATCTTTAGAATAATCGTTCGGCATCTGATAATGACCATAAATCTCTTCAATAGTCATATTGACAAAAGGAACCTGTTGTGACTCAACTCTTACTGGGTCAAAGTTATCATCTCCATAACTATATTGGATAATTTTATTTTTATTGTTTCGAACAGTCATATCATAATGAACCATTAAATCTTCTAATCCTTTAATCAATCGTCGCTGAATATATCCCGTTTGACTTGTCTTACAAGCGGTATCAATTAAACCGACACGACCACCCATTGCGTGAAAGAATAATTCATCCGGATTTAATCCACCAATAAATGAGTTTTCAACAAATCCGCGCGCATTTGGAGAATCATCGTATTTAGTATAATGTGGTAATGTTCTATCTTCAAAACCATAAGGAATTCGTTTTCCATCTACGTTTTGTTGTCCCAAGCACGAAATCATTTGTGATATATTTAAGTCGCTACCTTTAGAACCAGCATTTACCATAATAACAAACCGGTTAGTGCTATCTAAATTTTGACGACCTAATTTACCGGCTTCAAAAGACGCCTTATTTAAAATATTGTTAATGCGTGTTTCAAATTCTTCTAAATTTGAGCGTCCTGTTTTATTATCAAAAATACCCAAATGCGTTTCGTCTATTAAAGATTTAACTTCTATTTTTTTCCTATTAATTGTTTCATTAATTTTATCATTAGTTTCCTTATCAGCAATAAGATCGCTAATTCCAACACTGTATCCATGAACTTTCATATATTCAGTTACAATGTCTTGTAAATTATTAATAAAATCGCAAGCAGCATCTACATCATAATCATTATAAATCCTATGAATTAATCCACGGGTTGTATCGCCTAAAATACTTTTTTCAATATGACCACGTTTAATATTGCCCTTATTAATTTCTAAAACATTATTTGATTTGCTATAATCTTCGGTTTCACTATATTGCTTTGTTTTATATTTTAAACTAATATTGGGAATAATTTGACTTAATAATGAAAAACTACTGTGCGACTGCTCGTCGAAATTTATTTTTTTTAAATCAATAGTTTTAAGATGCGCCATTAAATTCATTGATGTGCGAGAGTTAAAATTAATAGCTTCACGTGTAAATAAATAACTACTTAATAATGAATCTTGAAAAATACCGACAATAGATTTATTATTTGCGGGACTAATAATTTGATATTTTACAGCAGCCAAAGTCTTAAGTTCGATTTCAGATTCGTCGTCTTGTGGCATATGTAAATTCATTTCATCGCCATCAAAATCAGCATTGTATGGTTTTGTATCAGCAACATTCATTCTAAAAGTGTCTCCTTTATACATTACTTTAACAATATGACACATCATTGACATCCTGTGAAGAGTTGGTTGACGATTGAAAAGGATTGCATCACCATCTATCATATGACGATGGACAATATCACCTAATTCTAAATTGATTGATTCACGATCAACATAACGTAAACTAATACAATCTCCGTTTTTTCGCTCATAAATTTTTGCTCCTGGATGCTCGTCTGGACCATTTAAAATTAATTTACGCAAATAATTAATATTTTTAGATGTTACAACAACTGGCTTTGTTAAATTTTTGGCAACTTTTAACGGGACACCTAATTGACTAATAGATAAATTTGGGTCAGGTGTAATAACAGAACGAGCACTAAAATCTACACGTTTTCCCATTAAATTACCTCTAACACGACCACTTTTACCATTCAACCTTTCTTTAATTGCTTTTAATGGACGACCAGAGCGTTGAGCAACGGCAGCAACACCTGGAATTTTATTATCTACCAATGTAGCAATATAATATTGTAAAACAGTAGTCCAATCGTCTATTACATTTGATGCCGAGTTTTGCTCTATTTTTTCTTGTAACATTTTATTGGCTTTAATAATATTAATAATAATATGTGTTAAATCATCTTCGCTTCGCTGTTGTGCGTCATGTTTAATCGAAGGTCTTACTTGTGGCGGAGGAACTGCTAATACTTGACAAATCATCCATTCTGGACGCGACCAAATTGGACTAAAACCCATAAAATTAACATCCTCGTCCGATATTTTTTTGAAAATTTTTAACATCATTTCAGGAATAATTTTCATAGTCATTTTTGTATCTTCTTTTTTAAAATCATAGTTGTTAAATTCTTCTTCTTTATCGTTCCATTCAGCAATGATTGTTGCTAAACCTTCTTTTCTTATTTTGGGTTGTAAACAACCGCAACCATTATGTGAGTCCTCGCCACAACGATGTTTTTTACTTGCCAGTGAAAACACTTTGTTCCATCGTAGTTCTGCATTTGATTTCAATAAGTAATTATATTTTTCCTTATCAATTAGAAGTTTGCTACATTTAATACATACACATCGACATATTTTCATAATTGTTGATAAATATTGAATATAATAAACAGGTCTAGATAAATTAATGTGTCCAAAATAACCAGGCGTTTGAACATAATCCAGTCCATCTGTCGGGCAAATCATTCCGGGATCTAATACTCCCATTCGTGGGTCAAATAATCCACCCAGAACTGGTTTATTGTTTATGTGAGTGTCCCTACTTGTAATTTCTACGACTGAACCTTTTTGTATTTCATAAGGACTTAAAATACTAAATTGAATACCGATGATTTTAGATGGTTTCTTATTTTCAAAATCAGTCATTCTTTTATAATAGTTAAATAATATTTAAATAATATTTATTCAATTTTTAATTTTATAATGCTTAATTACTTTTATAATGCTTAATTACTTTTATAATGCTTAATTACTTTTATAATGCTTAATTACTTTTATAATGCTTAATTACTTTTATAATGCTTAATTACTTTTATAAAGAAATAATCTTTTAAAATAATAAATCTTTTAAAATAATCTTTTAAAATAATAAATCTTTAAAATTAAAAATTGAATATAATTTATATAATATATAAATACTATAATTATTATGCCTCATAAATATAATACTAGAACTAAATCAGGAGCTCTTGTCCCAACCATTTACAACGATGATACTGATACTAATGATGATACTGATGATGATACTGATGATACAAATAGTTCTAGTTCCAAAGACAGCAATAGTAGTTCATGGTTCAATGATTCTATTAACTCTAATAAAAAAATTTCAAATAAGAAAAAAAAGGCTAAAAAATTAAATAAATGTGACTATTACAAATTTTTGAGCGAGTTATATCCATCCAATTATAGTAAAAATAAATATATTGATGAAATTAAAAAAACTATTGGTAATAAAGAATTTTCAAATAAGCGTCTTAAAAAGTCTGATAATACTTTTGTAAATAATCCTTCCAAGTCAAACAATTTATTTACTAATAAGATTATAAAAAAACTTAGAAAAATTTCTAAGAAAAAAGTAAATCATTATAATCATTTAGACAATGAAGACAATGAAGACAGTGAAGACAGTGAAGACAGTGAAGACAGGGATGATAATAACTATGAGAAAAGTTTATTAGCACAAGGATTTAAACAAATGTTTAATAATCTTAATGGATCTGACAAAAATATTAATATTATTTTGAATTTAAAAAAAGGTAAAAACAATATTTATAATAATGAAAATAATAACCCAGATCGAATGCTAAGTAATTCAGTATTTTCAACTATGTGTTATACTAATAATAATCATGACACTGAATACGACAATGATAACGAGGATGAGGATGAGGATAATGATGAAGAAGATGAAGAAAACATGAATAAAAGTGAAAAGAATAAAAATGTTAAAAAAGAAGATGAATCTATAGGCAATAAAGATGATATTGTTCCGGCACCACAAAAAGTATCAAGTAAAAATTATAAAAAATTTGACAATGTTTTAAATCATGAAGAAAAAGAGTCAGAATATTTCAAAAAATATTTATCTAAAAATTTACAATTAGAAGCAATTGCTAAATTAGAAAAACTTACAGAACTAACTAAAATTAGCAAACCTTATTTACTCCATTTAGTTGACCTTGATATTCCAGACCAATATAAGGCATGTGCTTTGATAAAAATTAATACAATGCGTTCAATGGGAAACTATGGAAATAGCGAATACTATAAAATTAAATCTTGGGTAGATGCCTTTTTAAAAATTCCATTTAATAAATATAACAACTTACCAATCAGTTTTGCCGATGGTATTGACCAATGTCATGAATTTATGGAAAATTCAAAAAAAATATTAGATAGTGTTACTTATGGATTAGAAGATGCTAAAATGCAAATTATGCAAATGATTGGTCTATGGTTAGTAAATCCAAATGCTATTGGTTGTGCTATTGCTATTAAAGGACCTCCTGGAACTGGTAAAACAACACTAATTAAAGAAGGTATTAGCAAAATTTTAAACAGACCTTTTGCGCTTGTTGCGTTAGGTGGTTGTGGTGATTCTGGATTTTTAGATGGATTTGATTATACATATGAAGGCAGTA